TTATAATGTTAGAGAAAATGCTCAAGTCTGTAGAGACAAGCAGTTATTTGGACTTCTAAAGTCCCCCGACTTTATAATTTGTTTAGATAATATCAAAAACACAATTAGTCCAGTAAAGCATTATGTAAATGAAACTGTGTATCACGAAGCAGTTCACGTTGCACAGGCGTGTAAGGGTGGTAAACTGGGAATATCTGCTTCTCTGAACCAGTATAAACTAAATGATGTTATGCGGTCAGTAAAGGCAACTGGTTCATATGCCATTTATGAAACAGAGGCATATTATCTAGAAGATAAACCAGAAGAAGTTCTTTACCATCTTAAGAAATATTGTTTCTGATGAATATTTTTGTTACTTCTGAATTTCCGGCAGAGTCTGCAATTTGTCTTCCGGACAAACACATAGTTAAAATGCCGCTTGAATGCTGTCAAATGCTCTCTATTGTAGCATCAACAAAGTGGGGACACGATTATGGAACTCTTCCTAAAAAAGATGGAACTCCATATGCAACGGAGAAAGGTGCTTTCCGTAATCATCCCTGTACTCAATGGGCAGCAAAGACTATTGATAATGCCTACTGGCTAATTAAGTGGGGTATGAATCTGTGTGATGAATATACGTTGCGGTATGGTAAGACCCATTCGTGCTACAATACTCTTGTAGATGCCTACTATTTGTTTCCTAAGGGGAAGATTACTAATGTAACACCATTTGCCCGTGCTATGCCCGATGAATATAAATTTGACACAAGCATTGACACTTTTACTGCTTACAAGATGTATATTGCATCCAAACCTTGGGTTGCATCTAATTATCTTCGTATGCCACAAAGAAAACCTGAATGGATTTGATTGATTATGAGTGATTTCTTATGGTGCGAACGATACCGCCCAAAAACAATTGAAGAATGTATTCTTCCCGAACAGACTAAAAAGTCGTTTCAAGATTTTCTAAATAGTGGCGAACTGCCTAACTTGCTTCTTTGTGGTCCTGCTGGTGTGGGAAAAACCACTGTGGCAAAGGCACTATGTAATGAATTGGGGGTAGATTGTTATGTCATCAATGGATCCGACGAAGGTAGATTCCTCGATACTGTCCGAAACAATGCGAAAAACTTCGCTTCGACCGTCTCACTTTCGTCAGATGCTAAACACAAAGTCGTCCTTATTGATGAGGCAGATAACACAAGTAACGATGTTCAACTCCTCTTACGGGCGTTTATTGAGGAATTTGCTGGTAATTGTCGATTCATCTTCACCTGCAACTACAAAAACAAAATCATTGAACCTCTTCACTCCCGATGTGCCGTCATTGACTTCACAATCAAAGGAAAAGAAAAGACTAAGTTGGCAGGATCCTTCTTCAAGCGTCTACAAAACATCCTGGATAAGGAGAGCGTCAGATATGATCCGAAGGTCCTTGCGGAACTAATAAACAAACACTTCCCAGACTTCAGACGGGTCACCAACGAATGTCAAAGATATTCTGTTAGTGGTGAAATTGATTCGGGTATTTTGGCATCCTTTTCGGACATCTCCGTAAATGAACTAAACAAGTATCTGAAAGAAAAGAACTTTTCCGAAGTTCGTAAGTGGGTTGTTTCCAATTTGGATAATGACACCAATATCATTTTGCGTCGTATCTATGACTCCTTGTACGATGTTCTTGATGGACCTTCTATTGCTGCCGCAGTATTAGTTGTGGCAAAGTATCAATATCAATCGGCATTTGTTGCGGACCAAGAGATAAATCTTCTTGCTTGCTTGACTGAAATAATGGTGGAGTGCAATTTCAAGTGAACCAGTATAAAATCTCATATAAGAATCTTAAAGAAGAACCTGTTAAAACAACTCCAGAGAATGTGAAAGAGGCAAATGAAGCACTCTTTCGTGCTAAAATGACTCTTCCTGCTGCAGCAAAGCACTGTGGTATGACGCATAAAGAAATGAAACTTACCTTTTGGGAATACTTGAAGTATCACAAATCTGATTATGAAAACACAGAAATCTCTTAAAACCCCTTTGCGGTATCCTGGCGGCAAGTCCCGTGCTTGTACCAAGATGGACCCTTATTTCCCAGATCTTCGTAATTATGATGAGTTCCGAGAACCATTTCTTGGCGGTGGTTCTGTGGCAATTCATATTACTAAAAAATATCCAGACCTCAAGATTTGGGTGAATGACCTTTATTCTCCGCTTGTAATCTTCTGGCAGCAACTCCAGATGTTTGGAACGGAACTTAAGGACCATCTCTTACATTTTAAGAGTGCCTGCCCTGATCCTGATTCTGCAAGGGGGTTGTTTGACATCTCTAAAACTATCCTAAATGATCCTAAGACTGGAGATTTTGAGCGAGCAGTCAGATTTTATATCGTCAATAAGTGCTCCTTTAGTGGTCTTACCGAAAGTTCTTCTTTTTCTCCACAAGCATCGAATAGCAATTTTTCACTGAGAGGTATTGAAAAACTTTCGGAGTATTCTAAACTGATTGCAAATTGGCGTATAACTAATTATTCCTATGATTATCTAATGGATGGAAACAAAGGTGCTTTTATGTATCTCGATCCTCCTTATGACATTAAGGATAATCTCTATGGGCGTAAGGGATCAATGCACAAAGGATTTGATCACGATAAGTTTGCTGCTGATTGCGATTCTAATAATATGGATCAATTAGTGAGTTATAATTCAGATCAACTTGTAAAAGATAGATTTACGAACTGGACTGCCGCTGAGTTTGATTTAACTTATACGATGCGTTCAGTAGGTGAATATATGAGAGATCAAAAACAACGTAAAGAACTGCTATTATTTAATTACACAAAAACTCCCAAAATCCAATTTAATTTTGATGGATGTTATAATTACAATAGATTAAAAAGTGAGGGATTGATTGGTGACTGAATTGAAGGACTGGTTGAACTCGATCAATCAAACAAAGAAGAACCTGATTGACGAAGACCCTTCAACTGAGAAGGGGTATGCACCATATATTATCAATCGGTGTCTTTCCGGAGAAATTGATTGTATTATGTTTGTTAATGAATTGAATCAGTATCATTTTCTTCCTAAAAAAATGCAATATGACTTTCTTATAAATATTCTGAGAGTTAAGAGGAGATATTCTCCTTGGATTCGTAAAGATAAAATCAAAGATCTTGATATTGTCAAGCGTTATTATGGTTATAGTAATGAAAAGGCACAGCAGGCTTTGAGGATTCTAACAAAAGAACAACTAACATTTATTAAATCGAAATTTGAAACTGGAGGAACAAAATGAGTGTCGTTCAAGAACCCACTGTACAATGGTCGCCTGATATGATGATAGAAGTCATTCTGAATGAACCAGATGATTTCTTAAAAGTTCGTGAAACTTTGACTCGTATTGGAGTTGCCTCAAGAAAAGAGAAGAAACTTTATCAGAGTTGTCACATTCTTCATAAGCAAGGTCGTTATTTTATTACACACTTTAAAGAACTTTTTGCTCTGGATGGCAAACACGCAAACTTAACTGTAAATGATATTCAGCGTCGTAATCGTATCGTTCAGTTAATTGCTGATTGGGGATTGGTTGAAGTAGTTGATGTGAGCAAGGTTCAGGATATTGCCCCTCTAAATCAAATTAAAGTTCTCCCGCATAAGGAAAAAGGTGACTGGATTCTAGAGACTAAGTATAATATTGGTTCTAAGAAGAAAAAGGTTGAAGAAACCGAATAATAAAGTAGGGAGTTCAACACTCCCTTTTTTATTATGAACTCATATATAATAGTAAGGACGCCTTCGGGGTCCACAAAACACAAACTCGCTTTAAAAAGGAGCTACCATAATGACTAATCTTACGAGATATACTGCTGCGGATCTTCCTGCTCTAATGGATAGGATTACTCGCAATAGTATTGGAATGGACGAATATTTTGATCGTCTATTCAATCTTCACGAAACTACAAATAACTATCCACCCTACAATCTAATTCAGGTAAATAATGTAGAGTCTCATTTAGAGATTGCACTTGCAGGATTTAAGAGAGGAGAAGTAAATGTCTTCACAGAGTATGGAAAACTTTTTGTCGAAGGGCAAAAATCAGATACTGAATCGGATAGGACGTTTGTCCACAAGGGTCTGGCTCAACGAAGTTTCAAAAGAGCATGGACACTATCAGACGACACCGAAGTCCGAGAAGTCACCTTTGAGGACGGACTACTTACCATTCGACTAGGTAAGATTGTTCCAGAACACCACAGCAGAAAAGAGTACCTATAAATACTTGAGGCTGCCCCAAAAATATCGTTGCCGCAGGGAGGTAACTGGCAAAAACCAGTTGACACCTCCCTTTTTTATGCTATAATGAATTGAGAGGAAAACTAAAAATGTCTGTAAAAATTGCTCTATTAAAATCTGGAGAATCAGTAATTGCCGATATTAAGGAATTGATTTCTGAAGATAAAGTGTGTGGGTACTTATTCACAAATCCACATAAAATGCAGGTCAGTAATTCAATTTTCTTGACGGAAGAACCAATAGGATCCGAAGATGGTACTGTAAGTGTAACATTTTCTTCTTGGATTCTCTTTACAAGTGATAATGAGATTCCAGTTCGTCCCGATTGGGTTGTAACAATTGTTGAACCAGTTAAAGATATTAAAAAAATGTATGAGGAAAAGGTAAATGGAACGGAATGTGAAGTGTCTTCTATTGAAGGTTGATACGGTATTAATTACTGAGATTATTGAAGTTGGTTCTGAACTTGGAGAACCTGATTGTAAACTAATCAATCCATATCAGTTTTTGAGTATAGATGATATGAGACCCTGGCCAGAAGTTACTAATCAGACTGAACTAATGATTCATTCTGATAGTATTCTTACAATCGCAGAACCTACTCCGGAAATTGTTACAAAGTATCTTGAACTAACTACCTGATGAATTTTTATACAAACGTACAAATGGTTGGGGACCACTTCTTGGTTCGTGGTTATGAAAATGGTAGACATTTTATGACCCGTGAGAAGTTTTCTCCAACTCTTTTTGTTCCGTCTAAAAAACCAACCAAATATAAAACACTGAATGGTGAATATGTTGAAGCAGTTCAACCTGGTTCTGTGAGAGATTGTAGAGAGTTTTTTAAAACGTATAATGGGGTAGAAAATTTTAAAATCTATGGAAATGAGAAGTACATTTATCAATACATTTCCGATAAATATCCAGAAAATGAAATTAAGTTTGATATTAGTAAAATTAAACTAACAACAATTGATATTGAGGTTGCATCGGAAAATGGATTTCCAGATGTAGAAAATGCTGCAGAAGAAGTGCTGCTTATTACACTTCAAGACTATAATACCAAACAGATTCGTACTTGGGGGTTGGGTCCATTTGACAATAAACAAACTAATGTTTCTTACCGAGCATTTTCTGATGAGCATAGTCTTTTAAATGATTTTATCCACTGGTGGATGATTGAGGAAAATACTCCAGAAGTTATTACTGGTTGGAATAGTGAACTTTATGATATTCCATATCTAGTTCGTCGTCTAGAAAGAATTTTGGGCGAAAAACTGATGAAGAGAATGTCACCTTGGGGACTTGTAACTGAGGATGAAACTTATATCTCTGGAAGAAAGCATATTTCCTATGATATTGGAGGTATTAGTCAACTTGATTATATCAAACTTTATAAAAAATTTACATATAAAGCACAGGAATCTTATCGCCTAGATCATATTGTGAGTGTGGAACTTGGGCAAAAAAAACTTGACCACTCCGAGTTTGATACATTCAAAGACTTCTATACTAAGGGTTGGCAGAAATTCGTAGAGTATAACATTATCGACGTAGAACTTGTTGACCGTTTGGAAGACAAGATGAAACTGATTGAACTTGCCCTTACGATGGCATATGATGGAAAGGTAAATTATGAGGATGTATTTTCACAAGTTCGTATGTGGGATACTATTATCTACAACTATTTGAAGAAGAGGGATATTGTTATCCCCCCAAAAGAAAAAACTGATAAGGATTCTAAGTATGCTGGTGCTTATGTAAAAGAACCTGTTCCTGGAATTTATGATTGGGTTGTAAATTTTGACTTAAATAGTCTATATCCACATTTAATTATGCAATTTAATGTGAGTCCAGAAACTCTTGTTGATGAAAGACATCCTACCGTAACTGTAGATAAGATTCTTAATCAACAACTTACCTTTGAAATGTATAAGGACTATGCGGTCTGTCCTAACGGTGCTATGTATCGTAAGGACATTCGTGGTTTTCTTCCAGAACTAATGGAGAAAATGTATAATGATCGTGTCATTTTTAAGGAAAAAATGATTGAGGCAAAAAAACAATATGAGAAGAAAAAAACAAAAGAATTGGAGAAGGAAATTTCTAGATGTAACAATATCCAAATGGCAAAAAAGATTGCTCTCAATTCTGCCTATGGAAGTGTCGGGAATGAATGGTTTAGGTACTTTAAACTAGCAAATGCCGAAGCAATTACTCTTTCGGGGCAAGTTGCTATTCGTTGGATTGAAAATAAGATGAATACATATTTCAATAAACTTCTTAAAACTAAGGACTTTGATTATGTTATTGCTTCTGATACTGACTCCATCTATCTTAATATGGGTCCTTTGGTTGAAACTGTATACGAGGGAAGAGAGAAAACTACTGAAGGCGTTGTTTCGTTCCTTGATAAGATCTGTAAGGTGGAACTTGAAAAGTATATTGAAGGTTGCTACCAAGAACTGGCGGAGTATATGAATGCCTATGATCAGAAAATGCAGATGAAGCGGGAGAATATTGCCGACCGTGGAATTTGGACTGCGAAGAAGCGTTATATTCTCAATGTCTGGGATAGTGAAGGAGTTAGATATTCTGAACCTAAATTGAAGATGATGGGTATTGAGGCAGTCAAGTCTTCAACTCCGGCACCTTGTCGCAAGATGATTAAGGATGGTCTTAAGATTATGATGAGCGGAACCGAAGATGAGGTGATTAGATTTATTGATAAGTGTCTCCAAGAATTTAAATCTCTTCCACCGGAGCAAATTGCTTTTCCCAGAACAGCATCTGATATTCGTAAGTATAGTTCTAACTCTGGAATCTATAGTAAGGGAACTCCAATTCACGTTCGTGGGTCTCTTTTGTTTAATCATCACATAAAAGAAAAAAAACTTACTAACAAATATTCACTTATTAATAATGGTGAGAAAGTTAAGTATATTTTCTTAAAAAAACCCAATATTATACAGGAGAATGTCATTTCCTTTATCTCCGAATTTCCAAAAGAATTGGGACTTGACAAATATATTGATTATGAATTACAATTTGAGAAGAGTTTCTTGGACCCACTCAAGTCTATTTTGGATTCTATTGGGTGGAAAACCGAACATACAACAAATCTTGATTCATTTTTTACCTGATGAATTTACCTATTAACGAAAAAGAACTGAATACTATTATTAGTGCTATGAGGATTGGTGGAGATACTGCTCTTTACCAAAAACTCTGGTGCTATAAAATGAATTATCTCAATAAACAAAAACAAAAGGAGGAATGAATTGTGGATTTTTTGAAAGATATAGTGAAGGAGATTGGTGGAGAATACACTCAACTAGCTTCGGATATTGATGAAACTGAAACTTATGTGGATACGGGTTCGTACATTTTTAATGCTCTTGTATCCGGCAGTATATTTGGTGGTGTATCTGGGAATAAGATTACTGCAATCGCTGGTGAAACTTCTACTGGAAAAACTTTCTTCAGTCTTGCCGTCGTTAAAAATTTCCTTGATAATAATCCTACTGGATACTGTCTGTATTTTGATACTGAAGCAGCAATCACAAAATCCCTTTTGGAAAGTAGGGGAGTTGACACAAGTCGTCTGGTGGTTGTCAATGTAGTTACGGTAGAAGAATTCCGTACCAAGACACTCAAGGCAGTTGATATTTACCTAAAGAAAAAAGAGGATGAAAGAAACCCTTGTATCTTTGTATTAGATTCTCTGGGAATGCTTTCTACTAATAAAGAAATTAATGATGCCTTGGCAGAGAAGGATACAAGAGATATGACTAAGGCACAACTTATCAAAGGTGCCTTCCGTATGCTGACTCTCAAACTGGGTCAGGCAAAGATTCCTATGCTAGTGACAAATCACACCTATGAGTCGATGTCTCTTTATGGTGGTAAGCAAATGTCTGGAGGTTCTGGATTGCAATATGCCGCATCCACAATTATCTATCTTTCTAAGTCAAAGGAAAAAGATGGAACGGAAGTAATTGGAAACATTATCAGGGCAAAGACTCAAAAGTCCCGTTTAAGTAAGGAGAATCAAGATGTTGAAATCCGTCTGTATTATGATGATCGCGGTCTTGATCGTTACTACGGTCTTCTTGAACTTGGTGAACTTGGTGGACTCTGGAAGAATGTAGCAGGTCGTTATGAGATTGATGGTAAGAAACTTTATGCCAAAGAAATCTTAAAAAATACCGAAAAATATTTTACACCGGAAGTAATGGAAAAACTTGATGTGATTGCTAAAGGTGAGTTTAGTTATGGCAAATGAAAAACATTCGTATAATAAAAACTAATGTAAATGTTTCTAAAATATTAGAACAACTTAAGCAATATCCCGAAGACTGGGGTTCTCAAAAAGATATTGAAGACTCTGAACAACTAGACCCCACAGAATATACTGTTACTGTGGATGTATTACAACTTATAATGGGTGGAGTTGAAACCGAAGGTCAATATGTTGGGAATACTGAAATATGTATTAAAACTCCGGCATATGAAAAACACACGGAGATTCTTAATTACTTGGGAAAGTATTTTAAGAAACTCCGTCGTTGTGGATTCTTGGCACTTCCTGTAGGTGAAATAGTGGGTTCTCATATTGATGAAGGAACTTATTATCTTACGAAGGATAGATATCACCTTTCCATTCAGGGAAAATACGAGTATACTGTTGGGGATGAAACTATTATTATTGAACCGGGAACACTTTTTTGGTTCAATAATAAACTACCCCATAAGGCAGTTAATATTGGCAACAACATTAGAATTACTTTTGTATTCGATGTTCCACATCATAAACGAAATCTTTAATTAAAATAATGGAACGACTTGAACTTACAATCCTTAGAAACTTAGTATTTAATGAAGATTATGCCAGAAAAGTTATTCCATTTATTCAACCAGAGTACTACGAACAAAGAGTAGAAAAGATAGTTTTTGAGGAAATTGTTGAGTTTATCGTTAAGTATGGTTCTTCAATTACAATAGAAGCACTCAATATTGAGATTGATAATCGTAGAGATTTAACAGAAACTGAAAATAAAGAAATTGTAGAATTACTTTCTAAACTTAATAACAGTCCTGTGGATAAGCAGTGGATTCTTGATACTACAGAAAAGTGGTGTCGTGACCGTGCTATTTACTTGGCACTTATGGAATCCATTCATATTGCCGATGGTAAGGATGATAAAAAAGGTAGAGATGCTATTCCCAGTATTCTTTCTGATGCTCTGGCAGTATCTTTTGATAATAATATAGGTCACGATTATCTTCAGAATTATGAGGAACGATATGAGTTCTATCATCGTAAAGAAGATAAGATTGAATTTGACTTAGAATATTTCAACAAAATAACAAAAGGTGGATTGCCTAATAAGACTCTGAATATTGCTCTTGCCGGAACGGGTGTGGGAAAATCTCTCTTTATGTGTCATGTTGCCAGTTCTGCCTTACTACAGAATAGAAATGTTCTTTACATCACTCTTGAAATGGCAGAAGAAAGAATTGCCGAAAGAATTGATGCGAATCTTCTTAATGTTCCAATTCAACAACTGATTGATTTACCACGCTCAGCATTTGAGAATAAAGTAAATGGTATTTCCAAGAAGACTCGGGGTTCTTTGGTAATCAAAGAATATCCTACTGCTTCGGCACACTCCGGGCACTTCAAGGCACTTCTGAATGAACTTGCTCTGAAGAAATCATTTAGACCTGATATTATCTTTATTGACTATTTGAATATCTGTTCATCTTCACGATTTAAGAGTGGTAGTAATATCAATTCTTATACTTTGGTTAAGTCTATTGCCGAAGAACTTCGTGGTTTGGCAGTAGAGTTTAATGTTCCTATTATGAGTGCGACACAGACGACTAGGAGCGGTTTTGGTTCTTCCGATGTAGAATTGACCGATACTTCTGAATCGTTCGGTCTTCCTGCTACTGCCGACCTTATGTTTGCTCTGATTAGTACAGAGGAACTTGAAGGTCTGGGGCAGATTATGGTGAAGCAACTTAAAAACAGATATAATGACCCAACAATCTTTAAGCGTTTCGTTGTTGGAATTGACCGTGCCAAGATGAGACTTTATGATGTGGAACAATCGGCACAAAATGACATACTTGACAGTGGTAAAGAAGAGGAGTATAATAATGAAGAAAATAAACCAAAAAAATCATTTGAGGGATTTAAATTTTCATGACACAACGAGTTGATTTTAATAAGTATCAGAACTTCGTAGATGCCGTAACTTCTGATGCATCCAAAGATTTCCTTGCTCTTTCTGACCGTATGGTTCAGTTGGATGAGAAAGGTGCTAATATTGAGCGTCTCCTGACTGCCTCTGTTGGTATTAATGCCGAGGGTGGTGAATTCTTGGAGATTGTAAAGAAAATGGTTTTCCAAGGTAAGTCTTGGAATGATGAGACCCGAACTCACTTGATTAAGGAACTGGGTGATACGATGTGGTATGTGGCACAAGCGTGTATTGCTCTTGATGTCTCTTTTGATGAAGTAATTCAGACCAATATTGATAAACTGATGAAGCGTTATCCGGACGGATTCTTTGATGTATATTATAGTGAAAATCGTGAAGATGGAGACATTTGATGACTAAAACAGTATCTGTTAAGATGGATGTTCGGACTGCCGCTGCCGTTCGTCAAATTCTTTTTGAGAATCAAAAAGGTTATACCTATGATGAACTTTCTGTTCCTCCTCGTATTTCTGACATTCGTGCCGTGATTTTAGACCTTGATGAAAAGATTGGTGCTGTAGTTGGTGAATGACCCTTCGGGAGTCTTGAGCACTAAATAAAAATAAAATACTTATGGCTACCTTATCCGTGAATGATTTGGGAAAAAGAAATAACTTTAATATTTTTTTAACCAGAATTAGAACTGGTAAAGATTTTGTATTGAATGAATCTAATGGTCAGAAAATAAAACTAAGTAAAACTATCGTAACTGAATTAACAGATATTACTAAATTTAATAAGTTTAAATCTGGTCAATCCATAGTTCTCCCAACTTCTTCTGGTTCAACTGTAAGATTAACTGAATTATATAAAGACTCTGAATTTTCTGGAAGAACCCAGGCAACAACCGCCCAAGAAGACGCTCAGATTATAAGAGTAAATCAGCAATTACAAGATATATTTGACAAATTAGGTACAGATTTTATACCACTAAAAGTTGGTGCCACAACTTACCAGGTGGGACTTTGTGAAAGTACACCGGGAACACCTAAATGCGATTTTCATTTTAGAGGAATATCTGGGTATGTTGGGCACGTTTCTCATAAGGCAGGTTCTGGACCTAAAGCATTTCAACAGTGGTCTGGAACGTCTGCAAGAGTGGAACCAACAATTAATAATCATCCAGAAACTCAGGCATTTATTAATACTTTACTTGAAATGTTTCCAAACGGTATGCCTCCAGCAACAACTGTAGGAAGAAAAATACAGGATGAAACACTTAAAAAATTGGCAGTCTATGGTAATGGATTTGGGGGTCCAAAGGGTGAAAATAATGTAGATGTTACTATGCAGGGAGTTTTAAATGTTCAAAGTAGAGGAAGATATTATGAATTAACTTGTACTGGACATAAAATAAATAATGGTGATAGAATAAATGCAAGTTATGAACCTGTATTTTTAGGCGTTTATAAAGGAGACCGAAGTGACCACGGTATAAGAGGTGCCAGAGTTATTATTCAACCAATCGGTGGTAGAAGCATACAGAAATTTGTGTAATATATGAAAGACCTCCAAGCATTCCTTGATAATATTATTGATATTTTTACCACTAAAAAATCATTACCTAAAGATGTAATGAATGATTTTATCAAGTATTTTTACTTCACTCTTGATAAGGAAATCAAATCAAATAAGTCGGAAGTATTAAAGAATAAATATATTAAGATTAGAAAAAATGGATTAAACTATATTGTTGCTAATAAAGAAGCAATAATGGCGAATATTCGTAAGAAAAAATTAAGTAAGTAATGAAAAGTTTCTTTCAGTTCATATCAGAAGCAACTTCTGCATCAGACCAAGCTCAGCGTCTTGGGTTGCAGGGTGACGGGCACGGTGGTTGGTATGATAGAAGAACTAATGAGTTTGTTGCCAAGACCGAAGGTGGAAAGTTAAAGTTTTATAATAAGCGTCAGAGAGTAGGAAAGGACCCAAATCAAACCCCACACGAAAAGGATGTTCCTTCACCGAGTTATAATGACCCAAATGCTCAACAGCAACCCCAACCCCAAGCAGAACCCCAACCGGAACCTGCTCCAGAGCAACAACCGGTAGCACAGGAACCACAACAACCTGTAGAAACTCCTCCACCAGTTCCTAAGACCAAAGGAACTCTTACGATTGCTTTTGGTCGTTTTAATCCTCCTACGGTCGGGCACCAGCAATTAATGGATGTTGCTGCTGCTTCATCTCAGGCAGATGGTGGAGACTATCTAATCTATCCATCCAGAAGTCAGGATAAGAAAAAGAATCCACTGGACCCTGATACAAAGATTTCATATATGAGACAGATGTTTCCTGCTCATAGTGAAAGAATTGTGAATGATGCCGCAAATAAGACTATTTTTGATGTTCTTAAAAAGGCACATAATGATGGATATACTAATGTTAGAATCGTGGGTGGTTCCGACCGTGTAAAGGAGTTTGAGAAATTATCCAATAACTATAATGGTCAATTATATGCCTTTGATGCGATTGAAGTAGTTTCTGCCGGAGACCGCGATCCTGATGCCAAAGGTGTTGAGGGAATGTCTGCATCCAGAATGAGACTTGCCGCTGCCGAAGGAGATTTTCGTAAGTTTAGAGAAGGTCTTCCTCCAGATATGAAGCGTAAATCGGCACAAGAATTATTTGATTCTGTAAGAGCATCTATGGGTATTAATGAGAACTGGAATCTCTGGGAAATTGCCCCTAAGTTTGATTACCAGACTCTTCGTGAGAATTATGTTTCCGAAAAAATATTCCAAATCGGTCAACTGGTTGAGAATCTGAATACTGGACTTGTTGGAAGAATCATTCGTCGTGGAACTAATTATCTGATTTGTGTAACTGAATCTAATATGATGTTTAAGTCTTGGATTAAGGATGTAATGGAAACCAAAAAATATACCGAAGTTAAAATGGATAGAAAGATGAGAGAACCCGGAAAACCAAATACTTTAGTTGGAACTTCTGGATTCTACAAGTATGTTGCGGATATGACACCAGAGGCACCCGAAACAAATCTACAATACGGAGCAAAACCCTATCGTGGTTATAAAGTATCTAATATCAGGGAGTTTATAAATAAGTATAGAAAATAGTAAAGTAGTAAAGTCTTAATATGAAAAATCATATTGCCGAAGATCTGCCAGCAAGAAAATTTGCCCCTGCTGCTGCCGATTCTGGTCCTACTGACAAGAACGATAAAAAGGAAAGTTCTGGAAAGTCTCCAGAGAAAAAGGCAAAGCAGGCAGTGTATGATATTCGTTATAGAGCAAGAAGAGAAGATATTCCACTTCCTCAGGCATTTTCTCAATATATGCAAAATAGCAGTATGGGAGGTGAGGAAAGAAAGATGGTCAAGGCAAAACTATTCGGTAAAGAAGGTGGTGGTATGAAGGCAGAAGACTTTAATCCTATTTTTAAGGATGCGGCATCTGATAATGTTGCCAAAGCACTTTTTAAAGTTTTTGTGGAAGGAACGGAACAAGAACAGCAATCAATTTCTCTAACTTATCTTGAAGAATTAGACAGTCCAGAGCACAGAAAGTATAAGGTAAGAGTTACTGATAAGAATACTAAAAGGTCTTATGTGAGAATGGCAACCCGTGAGAAAATCAATCAACTTCGTGCCAATCCAAATATTGAATCAGTTGAGATGACTGAGTATGGCGAACCTTATGAGGGTGAGAGGAAGAAAGGTTCTCAGACGGCAAAAGTTGCTGCAGGTAAAGGATTAGACCCCG